GAGGTAAATTCACTCTTTACGTCGAAGCAGGGACATTCTTTCATCCACTCGCATTTTTCGACGATGCCGTTCCCGTTCTTGTCCGGACTGGTATCTCGATGCCCGAGGATATCAATAATGTCGTGGCGGTGGCAGATGTCCTGAACGAGCTCGCGCATCGCTTTCTTCTGTGCGTCCGTCCGGGTATCCTTTGCCTTGCCGTTCTTATCCAGTCCGCCCTCATAGCAGATACCGATTGAACATCGGTTATAACTGGTTTTCTCACCGGGAACGATAAAGTTATCATGTGCCCCGATTTCGTTTTCCGCACGCATGGGAATCACGCGACCGTCTTTCCGGATATAATAGTGGTATCCCCATTTTCCAAAGCCACGGGCTACGTGTGAATCATTAATTTGCTTCTCTGTGAAATCTTTGTCCCCGCGTGTTGCAGAACAATGAATGATAATGTATGTAGGTTTATTCATCTTTCTTTTCCTCCTTATTTTCTGTTTCGTCTTCTCCTTGAATGTATTTCTTATACTTGCATTTATACCTGTAATCAACTCCGAAGAGTGCGCCCGCGAATGTCGAGACTTCGCCATAGGCGACTAAAACAGAGTTGTCAATCTGTCCCGTAGGTACTACCCAAAATCCGCAAAACAGCAGGATCATTCCGGATACGGACAGGAAAACTGCGATCCATAACTGTACGTGTAGTCTTTTCATGATACATACTTATAAAATCAGGCGGAAGACTATCCACACCAGTAATATGACCGCATCTGCCAATAATGCCCCGCGTACCGTCGCCCGGATGTCTGCTGTGTCCGGGACATCGTCTTTTGATTCCTTCCATTTACCAGCCAGCCATGCGGAGACAGTTCCCAAGACCATGCCGCCCAATACGCTAAGGAAGCTCACTCCAAACAGGAAAACAGATGCTACCACGCACACGGCTAAAATGAGCATCCCAATCAGTCCGTGAATGATTTTGTCTACTCCGAACTTTTTAATCAAATCGTTACTTGCTTTCATTTTCTTAATTTTAATCGTTAGTAATTTCAATATTTATTTTGTCCACCAGCTCCGAATAGTCAATGCCCGCGCGTTTCAGGTGGACTTTCATTTGTTTCTCAATGGCTGTTTTATCAGCCTTTGAACGTATGTACCGGATCAGGTTTGCACCAAGCACCGGGTCTTCTTTCAACTCTCCCTGATTCAGCTCCAGCACGGTTGCCGCATTCTGAATCAGCGTGTCACCGACCACGAATCCGGTCAGCCCGTCTTTTCCCGTATGGGGAACAATCCGGATGTCACCGTCCTTGTCAAGTAATAGTCCCTTCATTGTTTCACCTTTTCGTTTTCAATATCCCCGACCTGTGTCTCTTTCAGTGATTCTGATGTGTAGGAGGACAATGCCGTTTTCAAAGCCGATCCCCCGTCGTTCGGTACGGGCGTCCAGCCGGACAATCTCTGTTTCAGTGAATTGATGTCCTTTTCAATCAGGTTCAGCCGTTCCGTCAGCTCCCCGACTTTTACCAGTCCGCCCAACGTCCCGCCATTCAGCACTATTTCGTCCACTTCATTTGCGGAAATCAGGAAGGCGTCAGTCTCCTGTCCCTCGACGATTCCGACCAGACAAGTCGTTCCCGGTTTCGGATAGATGCATAATGCCCCCATTCCCAACTGGACGTCATAATATTCAAGCCGGTCAATGACTCCGGTCACGTCCATTGACTTGTTTTCTTTATCAACCTTGTCTACCGTTACCCAGCGCAGTTGCGCCTGTCTAGCCCCTTCACGCCATTTTTCAAACGCATCACGTAACTGTTCGTCCGTTGTCATTCCGCGCGCCCTCCCAACTCCAATTTTTGCCTGTATGTAGCATCGTCACTGAAATCCTTTGTCACTTTCTCAACGTAATAGTATCCGTTCATTTCCGGTGTCACCTCACTTTTCAGATCAACCGTCATACCATGATGTACGACAGGTATTCCGAACAGTTCGACACCCCCGCGATACTTCTGCTTTTTTAGGCTTTCGTAGAAATCTTTGGCGAACTTCTTCAGGTCTTCGACCTTGATGGACTTTCCCTTCTCATTGTAAGTAAGGTTATAAACCTCGCTTCCTTCCGTTCCGGCTTTTGCTTCCAGTTTCTTGCCGCCAGCCCCGATGCTGACTACCTTGACCTGAAATTCACCGTTGGTTTCGTTCAAGTCCTGGCTGACAGCGTTTCTTTCCAGTACGATTTTTACCTTTTCGGTATCGACCTTTTCGGAATACACATTTCCGCAATACAGGGTTTTGCCGATGAAATAGCAGTGAAGGTTGGTTTTCTTCCGTATGTCGTTCAGAATTTCCGCGACTGTCTTGGACGAATACCGCACTGCACCCAGTTCCGCGTCATAGTTGGTTTTTACCTCATAGCCTTTGGCGACGTCTGCAAGCAGTTTCTTCAGTGTGACATTCTTTGCGGAATAGGACACTGTTTTTCTTTTCAGGTTATACATTTCGTCTTCGCACCGGATCGTCACGGGAACACCCCAGCCGATCAGCGATATATATCCTTCAAATTCCGTGTACAGGTCGGAATCATATCCGAGTTCAATCTTCACCTGATCCCCGGCAGACAGCAGTTCCTTCAGGTCTTTTCCCGCAAAGTATCTGATACGTCTCGGAAGGACTATTTCAGCGGAGTCCGTCAGCATCTTCCATGAACTTTCAATGTGAACCGATGAAACCGTATAGATGACCAGTTCCCCGCGTTTCATGTTTGCCGGGAATGTGATCCGGCTGCACATCATATAACTCATAGTGTCAGTTCATAAGGGTTATCACTCGTTGCTTCTATCGTGAATGGAACTACGCTGCTGTTTCCCTGAATCGGATTGAACGAAATGTTATCAATAATGATGGAATAAATTTCCTTGTTATTAAAGATGCTTCCCGTTACTCCGATTGCTTCCGTCACTTTGCGGAATTTGCAGAGCGCGTTCACCTGTTCGGCTACCGTCTTGTAACCTTCCCGGCTTTTGTCCGCTATGCAGAATCCCCGGATATTGATTTTCCAGTCATCAAGCCCGTAGACTTCCTTTATAGTCCCGTGAATGCCCAGAACTTTCGTCTTGGAACAGTTCATCGGACGCGAAAAGTCCACGATCGTTGCATACGGCATCGGAAAGCTAGCCATGTTCATCGTGCCGCGTGACCCGTCCGGATTATAGGTGCTGTATTGCTTGTTACCGTCAAGGGTAAACGTCCCGATGACCGGAGTCCCCATCCAGCTGTACGCTTCGGCTTCGGCATCCGGGATGGTTGTCACCCCGGTGTATTTTCCCGGATCATAATCCTGCAGGGTTCTTCCCCACGGAAGATAAATCGGGGATGAGATTCCGAAAACTTCCGTGAACAATGCACCAATATTTAACGCTGTATTTCCTGTCATAACTTTATCCTATTGCTGGTACTGTATCGGTTATCACCGCTAAAATTTCCCGTTTGACCTTATCCGCAACATCGCGCATGTCCGCACCTGCCGCAACCCTGAAATGATTATTGAATGTCACATTCATAGTGATATTCCTTACGCTGCTTCCGCCTTTTCCGCCAAGTCCCACATCTTTCCCGGAAGTTCCTCCGGTTACGGTTACAGCGGTCGGTTTGTTGACTGCCGCTGGTGCGGTGTCCAGTTGGAACTTGTCAAGTCCGGGGACTTTGTCTTTGTTACGCCAGCTTTCCCGTCCTTTTTCCTTGCCTTCTTCCCATGCCCGACCGACTGCCACAGCGTTGTCAAACACTTCTTTCTTTACCCGTTCAAATACGTCGTTGATGCTCCAGTCATCCCTGAACCAGTTAACCGGATTCAGGATTTCAATGATTCCCATTTGGATGGTATGAATCGTCTTGAAAAAGGAAAGAAAGCCAGTTTTAAGGACTTCCCACAATCCGAACAGGAACACACGGACTCCTTCAAACTTATTGTAAAGGAAAGCCACGAAAGCGATGACAGCCGTTATGATTGCAATAATCCAGCCGATGACAGGGATGCCCATGATAGCGACGGAAATTAGCCGACTATTAATGATTGTAGACAATGCCATCTTAGCCATCGACGCAATCCAAACCCCGGCAATCTTTGTTATTCCAAGTGACATGATCTGCGAAACAGACCATACGACAGTTCCAAGCGTGACAAGCGCGCCTACAAAGATTCCTACAACTTCAATGGCAGGGGCGATAGGTTCCACAAATTCAAAGAAACTGATCTTCAGGTCGTCGATAAACGCTTGCATACGTTTCTGCTTTTCGGCATAAGTATCCATTTGTTTATTTGCAATGTCGACCGCAGAAGTAGAACCCTGTATCGCTTCCGTCCATGTGTCAATTTGGTCTACACCCTCAATCAAAGCCATCGTTGAAGCAAGATTTTCACTTCCGAACAACGCGGACATGATTGTGGCGTTATGCATGACCGGAGTCAGGGCACGCAGTCGGTCGGTCAGTGAAAGGGACTGGTCTTGCATCGTTTTTATATTGACCCCTGCAGCTTTCAGTTGTTTGATCGCGTCCGTAGTCGGAGCCTGTAATTTGACTATCGTGTTACGCAAAGCGATACCGCCTTCAGAACCCTTTTTCCCAGATTTGTCAAGCAACTGGATCAGGGAGTTTGTTTCGGCAAATTCAACCCCGAATGTTTTTGCAACACTACCCGTTTGTTTCAATGCTTCCGCAACCTCCCTGATTTCGGCAGAACCTTCGACAGTTCCTGCCGCCATGATGTTCATATAATCCGTCATAGTTTGTGCGGCTTTCATCGGATCATCAAGGGAAACCTTGTACTGGTTCATTGCGGTGGACATGGCGGCTGATGCTCCGGGAACATCATTTGACATCGTCTTGCTAAGTGTCATTACATTGTTCGACATGATTTCAAGCGCGTCCGGTGCTTTTTTCAGTTCCGGAGTAATCTTTGAAAGCAAGTCCTTATAAACGATCATAGCGTCTGCCGCATCGGTACCGAACGCTTTTGCCGTATTACGGGCTTTGGTGGCGAGAACGTCCAGTTCCTTCCCCTCCATGTTGGTGATACCGGACATTTCGGCAACAGCGGTTTCAAACCGGATACCCGGTTCGATGGCATCATTAAAGGAATCACGGATATTGTCGACACCTTCTTTCAGTTGGTTGAGAAAGAACATTCCTTTTCCCAACCCTTCCAGTTTTCCGGCTGCTTTTCCCGATGTCTCCCCAAGACGTTCAACCACTTCTTCCGTGTCATCAATCACCCGTGTAGCTTCTTCGGCTGCATCGGTTGCTGCGTGTAGCGGAGACGTGATCCTGTCAACCAGTTCCAATATCCATTGAGTCACTTGCATTGTCTTTTGAGAATAATCGGTTTACAACTTTAGCGAATGCGTTGTGCATTACTATTTCAATTTCTTCCAGCTCCGTTTTCCGCAACATGCGGTATTCGGCATAGAGCCGGAGCCATTCATCTTCGTCCAGTTTGTCCGGGATGTCAAAGCCATATACTTTTTTCAGGATGGCATCTATTCCCTCGACAAGACCGAACGCTGATGAATATTCCTCTATGCTTTGCTGATAAAAGCCGCCTGTCCGGCGATCAGTTGTCCGATGGCGGTCAGGACTGAAGTATAGACAGCGGAATCTTCCAACGCCTTCATATTGCCTGCCGCCACGCAGTTCCGGATCAGGATGTCATTTGCTTCTTCAAGATCATCCTTTTTCTTTGCCATAGCCAGCAGGATATTTTTATTCGGACGGACAATCAGGTAGTCGTAGCGTTCATCCTCGTCCACTTGTACGGTGACATGCTTCAGGCGTTTCCCGTATTTCAGTTTCAGTTCCGTATGCTCTTCCTCTGTGAAATCGACAATCAAAGCTTTTTCCTCCGTTGTCAGTTCCTCGTAAGGTTTCCCTGTCTTGATTTTCTTTTCTTCTACTTCCATTTTAAAAGTCTTTTAAACGGTTATTAAACTACATTGCCACATTCCAGTCGATATGGCTGGGAAGAAGGGTGAATTGTGTGGCAATACTTTTATCACCCTGTTTAACGTCGACACCATTGTCCATAAATTCGACGTTCCGGATCACGTCTTTCATGACAAGTCCTTTATACTCATACATGACCGGAATATCAAACGGTTCAATATCCGTAAGACGCTTCCCCGCACCGAGTGCTAACTGCAAGGCATTCACCTCTTCTTTCAGAAGGGTGATCGACGCTTCAGCCTTGTAATTCCCCTCACCGCGACCGACTGGAAATTCTCCAGCACCGTAGATGTTTTCTTTCTCTTTGCTATCCTTGTAGGAAAGGGCTGTGATGCCCTCTACCTGACGACCGAGCATAACAACCTTGACGCTGTTCCATCCGGCTATTTTTCCGAACTTGTTGATTAATGTTCCTAACAATGACATATTTTCAGATTTTATTTGTGAAACCCAAGTCAATCTCAAACTCATGGACAATACCGTCTGCAACAAGTTTTACCTTAATATTGAAAGGCTTGTCACTGACAGCCATTTGCTTTGGATTGATGTAAATGTCGAAGCCCGCGATATCCTCCGAATTGACCATGCTTTCCAGCGCGGATTTGACAAGCGCGTCCCAACTGCTGATAGTGGTGTTACTGATGTATCCGGTTGACGGATCAGCTTTTACCTTACTTCTCACACGCGGTAACAAGGTATTGCGGATAATACGTGCCGCCTTGTTCCAGACAGCGTTATATTCAATATATGCATAGTCGCTGCCCGCTTCCGTACAAGTACATGAATTGCTGAAAAAGAACCCGGCATACCCTTGAAAGCTGCCGACGAAGTTATATCCTTTGTCAGTCAGTTTTTTCTGGTCGGATACGCTCAACTGTGAGAAGGGTTTGCCATTGCTCAAAGCTGCATCCAGCCAAAGCCCGTTCAGTTTGTCAGTCAATGGATAGTCCTTTGTCCCTTTTGCCGTCCGTGGGTGGTTTTCAATATCAACGCTGCCCATATTTTCATGTACATAGCGGACAGACAGCATTCCGAGTGCGCTGCCCACGGCAGCGTGTGTCCGGTATGCTTCGTCCTTTGCCGCCCATGCCGGGTCTTGTGCAATCACGACAGAGACGTTTTCAGCATCCAACCGCCGGAGGTCGACAGCGTCGGCAATGGCATTGATATACTTGCCGACACCTTCCAATATCACCGCATCGATATACAGGTGGTCTTCCCTGAATTTATTGACCATCTTCTGTGCCTCTTGTACGGCTACGGTGATTGTTTCGTCCGCAGTCAGTGAGCAGATACCGATGGTGTTTACTCCGTTGATGGTACGTACCGCATTGACGAAATCTTCCTTCGTCAGCAGGCTTGACACCTTTTCAGACTTCGGAACCAGCATAAGATACAGTGAACGTTCCGGAGACAGGCGGAAGACTTCGCTGGTATGGTAATGCACCAGTTCCTTGTTCTCAAGGTCGATGTCAGCGTCCCATCCCAACGCTTCCAAATCGGTGATATCGTTCAGGGATTCCGGCTTGTAATATTCAAGTTTTCCGATCTCCGAACCACCGACTACGAGCAGAATGACGCGGTCACTGGTATCGGTATCCCGTACCAGCCCGCCATTTGCTTTGTTGATGATTACTCCTGTAAAATTTCCCATAAAATAATTCGTTATACGGATTTACCTGATAAAATTGCACCAACACCAAAATCTTCGATACGGTCTACAATACCGTAAGTTTGGGTACGGTATTCGGATGTAGGACTCTTGCTGCGTGTATCGGTCGTTTCCGGACGATACAGGGATTTTACGGATTCGATGTGGTAATACGTATTCGGAGCATAGAAGAAAGTGCTTGCCTGAAAGTCCGTTTCGGCAGACGGTTTTGTGCCTTCTGCCACCTTCTTTGCTGTTTCCGCATTATAAAACGGGCAGTCGTTATTCTCAAAGAACTTGATGCCCATGAAGCCTTTCGGTTTTCCGGTTACCGGATCAAGGTAGAAATTACGGTCATAGAAGTACTTGGACGCATCCTTATCCAGCAACAAGTCACCCATATGCAGTGGGGAAAGTACTATGTACAAGGCATCGGTAACGGGAAGGTTCCATGTTTTTGCGAGCGTTGCAAAATCGACTAGATCCTTATAAGACAATCTCAAACGACCGTTAATATCTTTCTCACCCGTTGTCCGGATAACAGGCATTTCTTCGTTTGAATCATCCTCCGGAGCCAGTTTGTGCAACACATGGTTGCGGATACCGACTTGAAAGGCTTCATTGTGCTTCACACGGATAGCAGCGCGCTTGTCAAAAGCGAGATAACGGATTTCGTCATCCGTACAGGAACTG